CGTGAGCGTTTAGAAAATTCTGCGCTCAACAACCCGCATGGCTTCGGCTTCGGTATCGCAGTACCTAGCGAGAATCGTATTCTCGTGGAACACACAATGAACCCTGACGATAGTATCAACCGCTTCCTTGAGTTACGCTCAAAGTATCCTGAGGGTTACGCTGTGTGGCACGCTCGTCTTGCTACGCATGGCAGTACGGACTTATCTAACTGCCACCCTTTCCGTGTAGGCAAAGATAACCTTACGTATCTTGCACACAACGGAATCCTGCCTGTGTTAGAAACCGACCACTTACGTAGTGATACACGTATCTTCGCGGAAGATGTCCTGCCTAACATGGGTGGCGTTACTGCGTTAGATAACGAGCAAGTGTGGAACGTGCTTGAGGACTTCACTTCGGGTTCAAAGGTAGCCATACTCACGCTCAACCCTGCGGCTAAGCAACAGATATATTTACTACACGCTAACAAGGGCTGGCACGAGGAATCAGGTGTGTGGTGGTCTAACGATAGTTGCAAGGCTGTGCAGAGTTACTCACGCTACTATGGTAGCGGTGGTTATTCACACGGCAGTAGTTGGAGTTCATGGAACGACGACTACTACGACTACGGCAAGTACACGAAAGAAATCACACAGGAAGCAGGTAAAGAATCAGGCTCAGTTCGTGCGCCTAAGAATTGCTTAGTGTGTAGTTCAACAATGCTCGCAACCAAGTACAATGCGTGCAGTAATTGTTTAACATGCCAAGAGTGCTTCATGTATGTAGATGAGTGCATGTGTGAGTGGGCAGAAAAACGTACAGAATCAAAACCAAAACGTACGCATGAAGTTCCGCTATCTGCGGATGTAATTCCTGCGTGGAATATAGATGAGGTGAAGTAATTATGATACACACAAGCGAAATCATGAACGCGTTAATCACTAATGGCTTAACGTATTCTCCCGAAGCGGGTGACCCGTATCCAATGCGGGCTTTACCTGCACACCAAGTTGCACGTGTGGTTAGTCAGTTTCTAATCGACCACCATGTACCTGTAAACGTAGATGTAACGGACGAGCCTGTGCCACTAGGTCATGGCAAGAAGTTATACTACGAAGCGCGTGCAGAGTTGCACGCTCAGTTAGCAGAACAAGTTGATAACCCTGCTTCACGTGTATATCACCAAAACCGCGAGCGCGAGTATCGCAATATGGCAGGTCAGTTATGAGTTACGACAGCGACATGGCAACGTGCATACAAACGCGTTGCCATACGTGTGACCATGTGATATGGGTTCCTATCCATGATTACAACGACACACGTAACTATTGTTACCCATGTGCTATGGCTAAGTTAGCCTATGTACCTACAAGCGAAAAGGAGAATACCAATGGCTCATTATGACGTGAGCGTAGTCGTGGAATTTAGAGGAGAAGTCCATGCTGATTCACGCGAGGAAGCAGAGCATTACGCGTATAGTAACTGGAGTGCTGAGGGTGGCTCACAGATTCAGTACCTACACGTAGTAAGTACGAAAGCACAAGAAACAGACGCGACAGATACGCTCGATAATTGTCCGTCTAATTGCTCAGATGTCGAGGACACAGATGAGTAATACATACGAGTGGGATGACTTAACGTGGACACAGGTACACGGAAAGTCTGACGTGTGGCGTACACGTTTGGACTTACTACCTGCACAGAAGTTACGCGTAGAAGAAGGCTGGATTATCTCTGGACCGATACGCGTAAGTTTCAGGTGGGATAAACCTAAGAAGCATACGCGTGTTTGGTACAAGCCATTACCTGCACACGTGTTAGACTTAGATGACCCGACCACGTATCCGTGTAGGGCATGTAAAGCAAAGAGAGGACAGGCGTGTACGGGTGACGACCCACGTTGTTCGTTCCGTGTGTTCCTAATCAAAGGGGGAAAGTTATGAGTAACGAACACGGAGAGTTGCACACACTCACAGGCGGAGAGCCTGCGTGTGCAGGTGCAGTTGATTCAGACTTATGGTTTCCCATAAGACACAAGGATAGGTCACGTAAGCAATTCAACCTAGCCAAAGCAGTATGCGACACGTGTGGGGTAAAGCAGGCATGCTTAGAATACGCGTTAGAATACTTCGACTTAGACGGGATATGGGGCGGTACAGACTTACCGCAACGTATAGAAATACAACGTACACAGAAAATCGTTACGCGAAGTGTGATAAGCGTAATTCCATTTTCGAAACCACACCCACGAGGAGTAATTAACGAGTATGAAGAACACGCATGAACAGCATAACTATTTCGAGCAACCCTTACGCGAAGCCCTGCTTACTATCGTATGGACTTTCGTAGGTACGCTTATGGTAGTTGGAACGATAATGGGTATCGCGTTATGGATACCATAGATAATGTATATGGTTACACAGAAGGACTATGTGCATGGTGTCTTAGCGCAAAGGCTAAACACTCATACGTAGGAATTATGAGTGGCGGCGAAGAAGTTAGGTATCACGTATGCGATATGTGTAACCTAGATAGACCTAACGCTAGATAACCACACATAAGAGAACCCTGCACGCTTTACGCGTGTGGGGTTTTTTTATTGTCTATCCAACCTGCGCCTGTCTTATGCTGGCAAGGACAACCCACACACGATTCGTGCATACGCGTGGCTTCATCTGTATCCCCACGCGTGTTAGCCATGCCCGCACGCGTACACGCGTAGCAAATCACGCCTGCTCACCCACGTCACGCGTGTCGGCGGTTTGTGTTGGGGCTGGGTACGCTTCGTCGTTCTCAGGCTTCTCCTCGCCGGCAGGCGGCAGGAATACCGGAGATTGATACACAGCACGTATGTACTGCTCAAACAAGTCAACAAATACATAAATCTGTGCAGACATATTTTGTAACGCACGTTCTATCACACGTAAAGATTCAATAAACTGCTCATCCTGAGCAATTACCCATACCTTATCCTCAAGTTGTTTACGCAGCGCCGTGTGCACGCTTTGTACTTCATCAATCCTCATAGATTGAATCGTCTCCGACTGATTCATCGGATTCTTGTGCTGTGGTTTGCGCTTCGTAGACATCAACTTCCTCCTGTGTTAAATCTCGTTCTTTCTTAGGTTGGTTACCACCAAGAAAGTTTAGCAGATTATTCAATGCTCTGTTAACTCTCATACGTGCAGCATCTTCACTCACGCCTAGTTCATTACCTAACTCTTCATTAGAGTTACACCCGTCGCCAAAGCGTAGGTAGATAATGGTCTGTTGTTCCTGTGTAAGCCTAGCAATACCCCGTTTAATGTCCGCTACCTGAGCAAACCAGTTACCACCCTCAGATACCATCTGCTTTGATTTAGTCATGCCCAAGTCCACGAGTATCGGAGCCGCATTGTCGCCACGAATTACTGAGGGCAATAACTCCTCAAGCAATGTCCTATCGTAGTAATAATTATCTTCTACTCTATAACCTACGGCATTGGCTTTTTCTTTTTGGCAGTAGTCTTTGGCTGCATTTCGTAGTGATTTTGCGATAATCCGAACTGACTGTTTTCCTTCAAGTTTTTCCCAGAGGTGCACCTTGTTAGGATGTTCGAGAAACCAGAGCCATAGTTCTTGGCGTAAGTCATTGGCTTCAACCATACGGTACTTGCGAGAGTACTCGTACGCGATACTAGCCACCAAATTCTCATACTTTTCCGTATCTACCATGAGTAGGTCTTTCCTTCAACAGTGAAGGAGCGACCTATAATTGGAACTGTAACTGGTGTGACGTTTGTACGTCTGATGTACAGAATCCCAAACCCTTGTTGCCAGTTGGCAGCACCGGTTGCTAGGTAATCCGCTTTATTTAAATCCATTAGGTGACCGACTTCTACCCCAAACAATCGTTGGTTGATTCGTCCATTGTATCCTGTGTGACTGTGCTGGATTCCTTGTCGATGTGTGTGTCCACATACAATAGATAATCCAGTACGCTTTGCGAGAGAGAGTGCAGTTCCGCCCGAAGTTGATATAAGGTTTCCCTCGTCACCATGGGCAAGACCCCAGCCTGGGGCGAATTGCCATATTCTGTCATGATAGGTAATATCGTTTTCATCGTACCTAAGCAATCTCTCATATTCAAGTTCACGTAGAGAAGCAAGCGCTGGTGCGTACTTGTCGATATAGTGGGCAATTCGGTCTCCATGATTACTCCTCATAGTGTGGAATGGTTTATCACCGAGTGCTTCTTTGAAGCCCTGCATAATGTTTGCAGTCTTATCTAATCCTGATTGTAATGTGCGGGAATACTCACCAGCACGTCCCTTGTTCCAGCGTGAAGGCTCCGGACTATCTGCCTCATCTCCTACGCAGTACAATTCGTCAGGTTTGAAGTCTTTAACAAATGATTGTATTGCAGTGATAGCGCGAGCATCATGGCTCGGTGCTTGAATATCAGATAGTACGACTACTGTTTTCATGGTTTCTTTTTCGCTCGTCTCTTATCTTCTTTAGCCACATTCTTTGAGTGGCTCATAGGCTGTAAGTTTTTGATTCCATCGCGTCCAGCACGTCCACCATTGTCCTTGTGGTCAACATCCGTTTTACGTGATAACTTCTTTCCCGTTGCTTTCTCATAGTCAAGGCGCGCTTTATTGGTAGATGTTGTTTCTGTGCTTCCATCTTTTTTCTTACGCTTGATAACGTAGATAGGTCTGCCACCATTTTGTTTACTCCCTTTGTAGGGGCCGAATATTTTCATTTATCCCATTCCTCTCGTAGTACGAGTAACCCTATGATAGCATAGTTTGCCAAATCCTTAAAGGAATCTTCGAGGGATTCATTAGATGGTTCTACGTTGTTGTAATACAAGTTCTTGATACGAGCCATCTTGTCGTGCATACGCACCAGTAACCCATTCAAAGCGCCGCCAGGGGCTTCTGAGATATTCTTTGGGCCATAGTCTTTATGCTTGCGCATGAGTAAAGTTTCAAGTTCGTCATAGGTATTATGCACATCTACTTCAAAACTCATTCCGTCTCCTTCTTTAATATATCAGTAATCTCAGACATCATATGTGGCATTTCTTGTCGCACTACACTCTCTTCAACAAAAGCAGCCATCTCATCATTGGCTGCGTTAATAAGTAAAACTGCTGCTTGTTGTACGTGCTTGATAGCCTCGTCAGTTTCATTATGTTGAAGCAAATCATTAAGGATAAATAGAAAGTCATACATATCAAAAGAGAAACGCTTATCTAAACGTATAGCCCAAGAGTATTCAAGATTAGAATGTTCTATCCATTTAAATACGTCTTTGGTTACGAAGCCACATTGCTTGGCACATGGGATAGAACCATCACTCTTAGGCATAAATATCATTTTGCGCCTGCAATCTTCTCTTTGAAGTAATCCGTGCCGTGAGTTCGATACATGGAATTAACATCTTCCCCATCCGGCATCTGCACGACAACAAGATTCGATAACTCACGTGATAGAGCCTTCCCAAACTCTGTCCCGGCATTATCACCATCAGCAAACAAAAACACTTTGTCAAAGTCTGCCAACAGTCTTGTATAATGCTTCTTCCAGTTGTTAACTCCAGGTACTCCCACGGACGGAATACCGCAAACTGTATCTAACGTAATGGTGTCTATTTCACCCTCGCAGATACAAATATATGAACCCGCATGAAAGAATGCACCCACGTTATACAAATGTGTTGTAGCACCTGATAAGCCCATATACTTAGGCTCTGTTGCATCCATTGAGCGGAATCGCAAATCAACCACACCAGTCTTAGTTAAGTATGGGATTGCAAGTCTATTTAAATAATTCTCATGACCAGTCAAGGGGTCAAGAACTACGCCTAAACGTGCCCGTGTTGCGTGTTCCAGAGTTATCCCCCGTTCGGCGAGGTAATCCTCCGCTTCGCTTAGTGCGCTGTGGTAGTACTTCGCCGCACGCGTTAAGGATTCCTTGTGCGATGTTGACTGCTTCACGAAACTGTACTCCTTCTTTTGTCATGATAAGTTTATACCCATCGCCTTTAATTTGGCAAGCAAAGCAACAGAATATGTTTTCAGTTGTATTTGCTGATGCAGAGTTATGTCTATCATCATGGAAGGGACAACGCATAGAGAACCAACCCATGCGGGTTGGAACCCTAGCGCCGTAATGCTCTAGTATTGCTTTGATACTAGGCTTATCGTATTTCACCATTTGCTTTACGAACCAATTCTACCCATTTACTAACAGGCATAGAAGCATACCAGTCAGCAGGGTTAGATTTGCCACGTCGCTTGTGAATGACCACACCAGTCCACGCTTTTGCATTTTTTGTTTCAAGAATCATCTCCTCAATCCATCCAGCCAGCGCCATCTTAGCATGGTCTTTAATCTCTATGCAGACTCCTGGCACTCCCGAGACATCTCCTTTGTCATCAGTTGCACCAGCCAGCCTACGCTCCGCATAAGGCCACCATTCCTGGAGGTACTTAACTACTTCACGTTCGGCCTTAGAGCCTTTTTGTTTAGCCTTGCTACTCACGTATATCTAATCTTGATACATCGGTAGAAGGTTCGGGTGCGCAATTAAAACAAATATCACCGTAGTAATATTCCTTGCACTTCTCGCATTTCTGCATTAGTACCACCCTCTCATATTATGAAACGCTAGAGCCTTTGTAGGAGAACCGTAGCGTGTTTTTATATATTTGATACCCAATTGAATCTGTTCTATCATGTTCGTATCAGTGGGCATATCAAGTATCTGTGGAATTCCATAAGCAGTTGAATGTTTATTATCTGCTGTGTAATCCCATTTAGATTCTTGCATCCATAGTTTATAGAGAGCCTGCCATTCTTTGTAGGAATGCCATTCCTCTAATGCCTGTTTCTTGCCTTCCGCTTTTGCAATTGCTTTCATATGTTGCATTGACGGAAGAATGATTAGGCAGAAGTCATCCTTGACTTTGTTCTCTACTGGCAACGTCGCACCCACAGCGTGAGGCATTGTTCCCACAAAGAGTACAAGCATTGATGTCCATACCCATCTTGATAGGCGTTTCATGTTTACTCCTCAATTGGCGCGGTTGCTTGTGTTCCACAAACAGCACACTCCATATCTCTGAAATACATCCCAATAGTACCGTCCTCTGCGAACTGTACCTTAAGATGCCATAAGAAACTCCCACATGGACAAACCGTGGTAGGTTCACCACGGATATCCATTGCCGATTCATATGTTGGTTTTAGATTACGAATATCTTCTGTCATGGTCTTTCGGGCATGTCTGAAACATCCATAATCTCCGGATTGAACGTTAACCAAAAAGCCGTATCGCCAGATGCGTCTGCCTTACCGTATCTATTTTTAACTGGTGCTACCGCAATATAACCAGGGGCATTGCTGCCTACTGTGCATATCAGAGCAGGCAACTGTGCGACCATGCCCTGCAAAGCGGAGCGGGGCTGACATGGATTGCCTACGTACGACTCTTTGGTATGGTGAAGTACAAGGATTGCGGCATTAGTGTCGCGAGCCAAGTACTTTAGTTCTTTAATTGTGGAGCGCATTCCTGCAAACTCCTCTGCTCCATCATTGGAAATATCCATAAGGTTATCGACAACGATAAGCGTTGGGCTGCAACCCCACAATTCTTCGAAGGCAGCAACCTCTTGGTCTAAATCTGCAAGTGTTGGTGCAGATTCAAATGACCAAAAGATGTGCCCCGAATTCTCATTAATGATTTTACGAGAACCTTCCACATCATCAGTAAGCCATCTTTCGGCTTCTGTCTGTGACTTGCCCGTAATCATAGATAACAAGCGCATAGCCATTGTATGTGCGTTGGTATCTGCGCTGATATAAAGAGTTGGTACTTTGGTACGCAAAGCAATAGCAAGCGCAAGTGTTGATTTGCCAGCACCAGGAGTACCAGCAATCATTGACACCTCCGACCTGCGGATAATTACTTTGTTGGTCTCAAATGTACGGAATACCGTTGGCAATGGTTCGCCACCGATATCCGCACTACCAACCGCTCGGGCTAGTGTTCTCATTTGTTAGAAGTTATTCCATTCAGGTGTGCCACGCTTGATGAAATCAGCAGGGCATTGGTCAGGAGTTCCCTTAGGAGTTGGGCACATGTATGCCTTCCAAGGACCCTTCGGACTTTGACCTTCACGTTTAGTCATTGGGCCATGCTTACACTCACGACCTGATGATACAGATGCTACGCCTGGTGGCGTTGGATTTACGATAGTCGAACCAGGGAACGCGGCTGAAATGTTTGCATTAGCCTGTTCCATAGTTACGCCTGCGGTTTGTGTTGGAGCCGATACCGGAGTACCGACTAGTGATGCAGCCATTGTAGTTAGCAATGATTCTGCATCTATATCACCCACTGCAGAACTCAAGTTATTCTTGAACTCTGCATATGTTTCACCTGCGATGACGAAGATTCTACCGTCATACAGTTTGCTACTTACCTGGAAGTTTCCGGGCATTTATTTCTCCTCTAGTGCGTTTTTTCCATTTAGGAACTTGCAGTAAGAAATTACACCACAATAGCCACAGTTATTCAAGTTAGGCAAGAATATCTCTGACTTGCGTGCTTTATCAAACGTATTAAGAATATCTTCAATACGTTCTGTATTCAAGTGGTCAATATTCCATACAGAGATATTGCCACTACGTGCATCCCAAAACCCTGCTCGGTCTACAAGGATGCCGTCTTTCTTTAGAGCCCATGCATAGATAGCCAACTGTAATGGATGGCGCTGTGCAGATGCTCCAGTCTTGATATCAAGTAAAACTAGATTGTTATCAAAGTCAGTCATAACTCGGTCAATAGCCATCTTGCAGATGGTATCTTCCAAAGGTACTTCGTACTTCTTTTCGATGAAATCTTTATATGGTGTCCAGCCATTATTGCGGAACTGCGCCCAACGATTAAGCATCCACCAACCTTCGCCATACCACCATGACATATCTTCACGAGTTTTGTGATTCCATGTAGACATATCACCATGTGCTGCTTCATCAGTTTCAATGGTTTCAAACCAAGCCTTATTCCAAATCTCATCTAGGTAACCAGTATCCATAGATAGAGTTCCTGCTTGGTCATAGTATTCAGTTGCAAGGTGCACTGCAGAACCACCTGTAAACCACACAGCGTGTGGCTCAGGTGCTTCAAGTACCTTTGTTAATTTATATTTGTAACCGCATTCGTTATATGTACTAAATGCAGAGTAGGAAATATGTTCAGGTAATTTGCTCATGAAAGTATCTTACCAGTAACGGTGGTAACCAATGGCTACGACACGCCGATTGAATCTAAAAAATATATTCCATTCAACTTTAGGAATCAGTTTCAGACCACAGAGGTACATCCCCTTCCAGGCTAATGTCGACTCTTTGCTGTAACGAATTCCGATGTGGGTCTTTGGAATAAGAAATTTTTTGACTTCCATAATTGCTCCTTAAGTAGTTTACGGTAGCAACTATACCATCTTTGAATACCCCTTCATAGGGCCATGACCAGTCATTTAAATGGTCAATTATTTCTTCAATCGATATTTGGTTCTTCATAAAAGAAATCATCTACATTTGATGTTGAAAGCCAATAAGTAATATTAAAAAAGAAAATTAAGAAATCAAAACGGATAGTTCTTGAAACCGGCAATTCTGTCCAATTTCCAGTATAAGAATCAATCATTGCATCGGATTCAGTATAGAACTCAAATCCTAAACCAAAAGTATGTACTGAATTATTCCCGATTGTTAAAGTAAAATTACCGATATCTTTTGACCAAATTGCCATAGTATCCTAACTTCCCCTGAATCCAGAATTTAGGAATACGCCCCCCTACCCCCCATTTAAAAAATGAGTAGGTAAGGGATATTCCAAATGTGGTCAGGAGATATTTCCCCGTCATCCGTCATTTGAGGTTTCCGCCCCACGGTTGCCCGCATGTGGTATAGTACACCCAAAGGAGGAGTTATGCCAACTTATGATTACGAGTGCCCTGGAGAAGGGATAGTTCGAGAACTAAGTCTACCCATAAACCATGAGCCACCTAAGTGTGAAACTTGCGGTACTACCATGGTACGTGTGTATAATTACGCTCCACCAATCCACTTCAAGGGTAGTGGCTTTTATAAAACAGGGGGATAACATAATGAACTGGTCAATCTTTTGGACAGTTTTAGCAGCAATGGTGGTATATTCCACCTATGAAGAATTGCTGGCATATGCCAAGCACCGCATATTGTCACGCAAATTGGACCGAGCAATGGAAAAAGCATTTGAACGCTGGGATGACTTTATCGAAGAGAGCAAGTCAAAACATTCGCACCCAAGCGGCAAGAAGGCTAAGGTTACACTCAAGGTTCAAGACTAGTTAGAAAACACTAAAAGACCCCCTTCCGAAGGTAAATACCTTTGGTTGGGGGTCTAAGTGTCTTAAAACGGCCTCAGAGGGCTTTTAAAGGGGTGATTAAGCCCCGAGTCCGAATTCCTTTTCAGACTTATCTAACGCCTTAACTGCTGGAGCAGCAACTGAGGCTAGTACCGCAGATAGAACTGGGTCTAAGCCAAGTGCATTAGATGATACGAGAGCGAGCGCAGATGCCGCTACAGCACGTAGGTATGACTTTAATACAGCCTTACGCTTTGGGGTGAGGAACTTCTTCATGTGTCTCCTAGTCTTTGAACTTCGGTGTTCCGAAGCCAGATATATATACGGGTAGTTTTCTTTTGTTATTGGTCTTGTAGGCACGAATCTTCATACAGACCTCTCCACCGTTGGATTGGCTACCCTTCTTGCCATCTGCGGTAGTGTTGCCTTCAACTGTAGTTACAGTTCCGTCTCCATTATCGCTAACCACAATGCCAACATGGTCTATCTTCTCTCCGCCAGGGAAGTCAAAGAACGCAATAAAGCCTGGCTGAGGCTTAGAACTCTCATGGTTTACCCATAGTCCTTTACCTTGGAAGCCAGCCACACCGGCAGGTGTGTATACACAACTAGGCATCTTCACGCCTAATTGCTTTGCAACCCAGTCAACAAAGTATCCACACCAAAACTGTCCGTTATTGTTGTTATACTTTACCTTGTTTGAGTTAGGTGGATTTTCTTTCGTCCCGATTTGGGATACGGCCATTTGACAAAAGTCGTATCTTTGTCCCATATTATTTACCTATAAGTTCTTTAACTAAATCTGTAAGGATATCTACTTTGGTTTCCAGTTGGTTAACTTTATCCTTAATACTTCCACCACCATTAGGTTTTAGTTCTGAAAGATAATGCTTAACCAAGAATTTGATTGATGCCATTCCACCACCGGCAATAGTGATTATAGAGACAACCAATCCAGCCCAGTCCGTAGGAGTCACTATAAGACCGTCCTAACTAGTGCTGTAAGAATTCCTCCAAAACCGGAATAGTTTCCATTAGGCGGTGTTCTGCGAGCGAATGTCACTCTTTCAATAACTGCTTGCACACGTTCTCCTGTAGTAAAGTCTTGCACGTTGATAATATCTCCAGACTTCTCGATATTCTCAAGAGTTTGGATACGCTCCCACGCACGGCCTTCATAACCAGTCTTTACGTTATAACGGTCGGTTTCTATGTCAAAGCACCAAAGAGGGAACTGAATCAACCTCTGTCTTGCAGTTGCAGGGAGAGCCTTTACTTGATAGCCCTTAAACACAGGGCCTAGACTGTTATCGCTTGCGCTACGTGAGAGCGTAAACTTGTAGGAGAGATACTCAAATGAACCTTCTGGCTGAGTTGTAGCAGCCTCAGGTGTCCCTACAGATGAGTTGTAAGTGATAACATTATAAATATTATTGTTAGCATCTATGGTTTGAATATCCATAGCGCCATATCTGTAATTTCCACGAGCGCGAACAAACTTAAAGTTTTTAGGTTCTAATGTTCCAAAACGAATTGCACCAGTTTGTAGGTAACCATTAGATACAAGATTGGTTGCATGTTCAAAATACACATAACCATTAGTTGCACCAAATTTGGCAGTGCAGAAAGCAAGACGATTAGTTGTACCAATAAAAGATACAGCAGTTGTATTATTGGTTACACCATGTGAATATTGTAAATCATTTGCATAAGCAAAACGCAATTGATTAGCATAGCCACCAGTAATTGTTTCGCCTTCAACGGTAGTACCTAGGTCAATACGCACCAAGCCAGCATTAGTTCCTACACCAGATGCACACCAGATAAATCTATCACGCGCAGCAAAATCATAAACTGGTTGAGTTGATTCAAATAATAATGGGCCATAAGCAAGAGAACCATCTTGGTCATTAATATCAGCAACACGTACGCCTTTATTAGTTCCAATTAACATACGACCTAGATAGTAAAATACCTTATATACAATTTCGCCAGCAGGTAATTCAGCAGCAACTACAGCCTGTGTAAGTGTAGGCATAGTTCCTGATGTACTTAATGTATACTTTTGAATAGATGAATAAATACCAGAAGAACCAGAGGTGTAGATTGCTGGACCAGATGCAGTGATGCTAGTGTATACATAATTAGTATTTGGATTTGTATACACAGGAGAAGGAAGGATAGTTGCATTTGGTGCAATTTCATAAACTTTGTTATTGATACAAGCAACAATACGGTCTTTTACATATTCAAGTACTGCTGATGTAACGGTAGTACCAGGGGTAGTAAACATTACTGTAGGTGCAACACCTGCACCATCTGAGATTAACTTTTTATTAAACTCTAACTTACCTGATACAGCATCATTGGTTACCCAATAACCATATACACCATCATCGCAAATGCCAAATACAGGGTCACTAGTTCCTGAGTTATAATCTACCCAGTGTTCTAATGTTCCATCAGCATCAATTCGGTCTACGTCATAACCATCATGAAGTAAGATAGCATCTTTATTACTATAACGAACTGTACGAATATGTTGCTGTGTAGTACCCGCAGTATTGCCAGTAGTAGGAATTACTGTAGTTACGTTATGACCTTGAGTAGTGTCTTTAAGAAGTGTTACCTGTCCCTTAGTCCAAACATCTACACCTTGTGAATCATAGAAACGATATGGACTTACTTCACCACCGGAAGGGTCTGAAAATTTAATACCAGTACCAACATGAAAAGATGACTGAGAACGCAACCACCAACCAGTAAGTGATTGCTCACCTGGTTCTTTACCATTATCAAATTGGTCTTTACGATATGGAGCAGTTTCACGCTGATAAGGATTCTGGTCCGTTGGAACCATGAAGAATGGAAGTCCACCAATAGCAACATCATAGTCTTCTTGAGTGTTAGTCCAAAACCCAGAAGTAGCGGGATTACCAATATTTAGTGGTATGGATTCGGTTATATTTTGACCAGACACGTTACTCCTTAAGTCATAAAAAATTAGTTGGGCAGTTTGAATCCATACCCAGGGAATTTATTACTTAGATAGTGCAGCGATTTCGTCAGCAGTCAAACCTAGTGCTGCTAACTTAGATTGTGCGGACGCTTTTGCTTCTGCTGCTGCAGCCTTTGCCGCTTCACGTGCTGCTTGTTCTGCAGCGAATGCTGCTTGTGCTGCTTCTTGTTCCGCTATCTCTTCTGCAGTTAAAGGAACGATTGTAGTTTCCCCAGTGCTGCAATCTACGATTATTTTTTCCATATTATTTCCTAACTGTTTTTGATTCCGTAAAGGTAAGCAGTTGAATATTGTTGAATAGTTCCACCATTTTCAGGTGTTAAAGTTATTTGATTCACAACAGATGAGTTTGCCCAAAAATTTGCATTTATATCTAACAAAATATTTGTAGCATTATTTTCTGTAGTTCCTTCTTCAAACGATGCTTTTCCGTTTGAATTAGTGTAATTTGTTATATAAATTTTTGAATTTCCAAATGTACTTGCTGTTGCCGTAGAACCAGTTGCTTGTCCTCCATACATTAAAGTATCTGTTGTTGATGAAATACCACTTCCATCAGTATAAAGTCTACGGTTGGTTTGGTTAGAAGTTGAACCGTTAAATGACAACTTAATGCTTTCTTGATATGCAGACCTAGAAGTTCTAAGACTGTGAATAACGACTAAATCGCTATACGTATTTGGAATGCTTGTAAAGTCAATGCTGCTAGCACCGCCAGCACTAACAGTAACACTTGAAATTAGTGTGTACGTATTTGCCATTATGCCGCCTTAATTCCATATAATGTAAAAGTGCTACCAGGAGTTAAATTAGCACCATTAAATGTTTGAATTGTTATACTTGTAATTGCTGCTGTCATTTGTAACAATTGAGCACGGCCTTGGATATTAAATCCTTGCGCTCCAGTATTGTAAGAACCAACCTTGCTTATAATTGTTTTATAATTTGTTGAACCAGTATAGTTCATAAAGTTGTATTCATCAGTAGAATAAGTAGAGGTAGAAGAACCTGGTATGTGACCACCTCGCATAGCAATTTCTGCAGAACCTCTGCCCGCTAAAGCACTAGCACCGTCACCCTGGATATAAGTAAAACTATATCCAGAAGTAGTTCCATTCATTCTGATTGCTATTACATCCCAAGAACTACTTGCTTGAGCGGATACACGCAAAACTAAATCAGTATAAGTTTGCGGGATTGAAGAAAATGTAACAATGCCAGTATTTGTTGTTAATGTTTGAGTTGCAATCGGTTCATATGTTACTGCCATTGTTACCCCTTAATTCCATATAAAGCAAATTGTCCACCAGAAAGAATTGTTCCACAACTTAAAGTAATAGAACTAATAGCGCTTCCACTCATCCACATACCAGAACCTAAAACAACAGTTGTGGTTCCTATACTTACTTTGTCCGAGCCATCAAGATATCTAACGGTTTTATATTTATTTCCATTTGTGTAATCTAAAATATCAATGATTCCAGCGTTCATTACACCAGATTCATCACCCTTAAGATAACCTATTGAGAAGTTTCCACTAGAAGTTGAAGTTGAAGTGTATGGACCGCCACCATCAAAAGTAAATAACCAGTGCTTAGAGTAATTTAAACCACTGTCGCCATTCATTGACATGTACATATCTGTTATGCCGCCACTTACATTTTTAGCAGTATAACGAATTTGCAAATGAGTATAAGTTGAAGGTATAGAACTAAATGTAATACTGGATGCGTTGGAACTTAATGTTACGGTTTGGATAGATTCAAATGATGGTGGCATATAAGCGGAATTGCCTACAAGCAAACTGCCACGTTTTAACTTGTTGGCAATACTAGTTACTGCCATTTGTCACCTCATCCCAAGATAGGGTTGCTTCATTCCAAGTATAGAACTTGCCATCAGTAGGATAAGCAGTAGGTGCTTGCCATCTAGCATCAGCATTTAGTGTCCAAGATGGGAATGGTTGAGGAGCAAAGAAGTAGTCATTAATTGGATCATAGGTATATCCAATGCCAGCATAGTTCTTACGCTTGTTGCCATTGTATGAAGTCTGAACCCAACGGGTATTTTCACCAAATAAAGACTTGCAGAAGATTACGCCTTTAGTTTCGTTCTCTACCCCATCAAGTAGTAACTCATCATTGGCTACTACAATAACTTGAGTAACTGTATTGTTTTCATCTAGTTGTGCAAAATGTGCCATTGATTTTCCTTTATACTGCGTATCTAACTATTACAATTCCTGAACCGCCACTATTGCCATATCCATCTGTTGTTGCGCCATAACCACCGCCACCGCCACCACCACCAGTGT